TTGGCCGCGACGATCTCGTCTGGATTCATCCGGTCGAGGTCGGCCCTGGTCAGCTGAGCCGGTCGAGTGCCCCCCTTGCGGGAGCCCTGGTCCGCTGAGCCCTCGAACCGCTTTCCGCCTTGCGCGGCGAGGTGGGGCTTACGCTTCAGCAATTCCTCGAGCGCCTCGGTGATGGCGTCGAGGTCGATCTGTGTGCCGTCGATGAACTCGTCGACTTTGTCTGCGAGGAGCGCCCGCGCGTCCTCCGGGTCGGCGAACAGTTTCGCCGCCTTGGCCTCGACCTTGTCGAGGGCCCGCTCGCGCAGCACCTCGGCCTGAGCCTCTTTGCGAGCCTCGGCCTTGATGTCCTCGGCGCTGGGGCCGTCGTCCTTTTTGCCGTCCTTGCTGCCGTCGCCGCGCAGCTTCTCCAGCTCGGCCTTGAGTTTGGCGTTCTCCGCTTCCGCCGCTCGCGCCTTGGCTGCCGCCTGCTTGCGCTTGTCCTTCTCGGCCTGCAGCGCCTTCTCGCCCTGCGGGCCCAGCGGTTTGTCCTCGTCGCCGTCGCCGGTGTCGTCGCCCGTCTCGTCGGGCTCGTCGTCGCCCGGCTCGTCGTCGGGTGCGGCGCCCATGACGGGCCAGATCGGTGCTCCGTTGCGGCGCAGGCCGATCGCGGTCAGACCGGTGTACGGGTGGACGGGGAGGGTTTCGTCCAGATCGGACATGTGATGACTCCATTGCGGGGCCGGCCCTGCGCCTTGCGCGCGGGGAGATTTGGGCACGCCGGACGGCCCGTCATCGGTGGGATGCGGGCTGGTGCGTGGCGGTGGGATAGTTAGGGCGTGGACGCGCCGAAGCTCAAGTCACCCTTCCCGCCCGGTACGACCGAGGAGGTCATCTGGGTGGACGAGGAGGGGACGCAGCTGCCGAGCAAGGAAGGCGCGGCGGGCGGCGAGATCACGGTGACGTACCCGGACGGGCGGCGCGAGCACCACCTGTTCGAGACGGGACGCTAGGGCCGGAGCGCCCCGTACGGGCGACTGTTGCTGTACTCCTCAGAGATAGAGCTCATCCACGTGACGGCACCAGTGCTTTTCGAGACACCTGGCACGCGCCCGCCCAGCCGATCGGGCAACACGACCGGGAACCAATAGCGGTCGGACTCGTAGCCGTAGGCGGCGGTCTCGCCGCCGCCTGGGATGGCCGCCTCGACGAGACGGCGGGCGTCCGTGAACGTCAGCATGTGGTCACGCCCACTCGATGGCTTCGTAGATACCGTCAGTCGGCACTAGATCATCGAGACGGATCAGCTTGCCCTCTTGAATCTCGCCGAACATGCCCGAGGACTTGAATCTGCGGCGATAGAGACTGGTTACGACCCGGCTGGCATTCGCGTCGTATTGCGCCTCGATGTACTGCGCTTTGCCGCGAAGCTTCACGACGTTGAAGATATGCCTGCCCACGGTGATAACTCCACGGCCACCCTCCGGCCAATGCTGCTCGATCTCGGCGTCGATATCGCGGAAGCTGCGCCATGGCTGGTCGCCCCCGAAGAAGCTCCTGCCGTGGGGTTTTCCGTTCGGGAGTCGCCACGCCTTGGCAAATAGCTCATCCGTCTCCTTAAAGGTACGGCCCGCGGCGTAGCCGTACTTGTCGAGGACGTCCAGCGGCGCGGCCGTCACGTCGTAGCCGCGCATGCGCATCTCGAATGCGTTCACGGCGTTGGTGCAGTTCTCCTCGTATGCTCCGCTCGGCAATGGTCCAAGCTCCGGAGTCCAGCGCTCGCCCGCCTGACCTTGCTCGCGATAGGTGACACGGCTGTTACTCGTCTCCCCGAACTTGGGGTTAGCGGAACGTGCCGCGGCGGCCGGGGCGGGCTGCTTTCCTTCGATACGAGGAAGCGCGTGGAGTCTTCCCGCCGCGATCTCCTGTGCGGTGGCCTTCTCCACCTTGGCCTTGTGCAGCCGGACCAGCTCGCCGTTGCGGTCGAAGGTGTAACCCGGCCGGACCACGATCGCGTACTGGCCCGGCTTGAGATCCTTGCCGATGTCGGCGTGCAGGCTGCGGTCGAACTTGACAACCTCGCCCGCCCGGTCGACCCGGGTCAGGTTCTGTTTCTTCGCGACCGCCTCGATGGCCTTGCGGACCTTCGCCTCGTCGCCCGCGTCGATCGCACGGAACAACGCGGCCATGTCCTTGTGGCCTTCGATGCCATAACGGAGGGCGTCGCGGCGCAACTGGACCGCCATCGTGGCGAGGCTGCCCTGGTTGTTGAGCCATTCCTCGGTTTCGGAGAGCAGCTCGGCACGCGCGCGCGCGTAATCGATCTGCGCCTGGCGTGCGCGGGCGGCCACGACAAGGGCGTCCTCGGGTGGCGGGACGGGCTTACCGAGCGCTTCGAGCAGCTGCGGCTTGGTGAGCTTGGTGTAGCCGGTGACGCCGCGTTCCTTCGCCAGCGCCCGCAGTTCGGTGACCTTCAGCTTCGACAGGTCGCCTGCGGCGGCGGTGCCGGTGGGGGGTTTTGGCACGGCCAGCATCGGTGCTCGCTCCCCGGACGTCACACCCCCCGCTCGGCGGTAAGTGATGATCTCGCGAGTGTCGCCCTGACCAAGGTCGATTGCTGCCGCCCGATCACGTGCAGTCAGTGCCCGCCGGTTGTCGAAGGCCGCCATTTGCATGCCCTTCGGCGAACCCCGCATAAGCGCCGCATCGACCTCGTTGCGTGGCAGTTCGCGGAGCAGCGGGTGGTCACGTAGCTCCGATAGTTTCAGGTACCCGCCGGGCATCTTGGGCAGTTCGTTGTATGCCTGCCGGATGCGGTTTTCAACCTGAACTTCGCGAATGCCCGGGATGTTCGACAATGCGGGCGTCGGCTTTGGCTTGGGCGCCCGCAATGCCGCGATCTGGGCCTTCTGCGCCTTCGCGATGTCCGGGAAGACGTCGTCGAGGATCTTCGCCCGGGCCGGGTACAGATCGCGGAAGTAGACCGGCCCCTTCTCCGCGCCCGCGGCCAGGCGGCCTTGGGCGATGACGCCCTGCTGATAGAGGCGCACCGACTCGGCGTAGTCCTCGCGCACCGACGAGCGGCCGTAGCTGGTGACGCCTTCGGGGAAGCCACGGCCAGGCTCGACCTTGGCGAACCCGCCATGCCCGGAGATCTCATCGGACAGATCGCTGATCTTGGAAGCCGTTGAAACGTCGGCCTTGGCGGCGGCGGCCCAGGCGGGCGACTCGGCGCCCTTGGCGCCGCGGCCCACCATGTCGTCGATGTTGTGGCCCGTCTCGTGCCGCAAGAGGTCGAGCTGAACACGGCTGCCGCGATCGTAAAGCGAGACGGGGCCGCGGAAGTTCCACATGGTGATGTTTCCGTGGCCGGCCATCGCCGCGGAGACATGGTTTGGGTTGTTGAACTTCGCGCGCCAGTAGGCGTCGGACGGGTTAGACCCGGCCAGCGCCGCGTAGGACTTGTTGGCCAGCTTCGCGGCCGGGATGGCCTCGTGTGCCGCACGCAGGTCCGCCAGGGTGCGCGACACCCATGGCGAACCGAACTGGTCGGCCGGGTGCTCGATCAGGTACGCGATGCCGTCGAAGGAGAAGGCGGTCCCGTCGGAGACGATGTATTCCTGCAAGCCGCTGTCGAAGCCGCCCTGGATGTTGGCGCGCAGGTTGTGGACCCGGATGCCCTCGGGCGGGGTGTTGCCGTTGGCGTCGACGTACTGGTAGCGCTGATATTGGCGGTCGTACTTGAAGTAGTCGGCCCACTCGTTGAGCGACGACCCGGACAGCACCGGATCCTTGGCGGGAACGCCCAGCGGCGGGGCGGCGATGTCCGCGCCGAGCACCGGCCGGGGCGCCTTCCACTCCGGCAGACCCTTGATCTTGGTCTCGTAGACCGACTCCCGGTCACGCAGCACCCGGACGATGTCGGCCTTGCGCGTCGCCCCGAACAGCGGCACGTTGGCGTCTCGGGCGATCTGCTTAAGCTGCGCGACGGTCAGCTTCAGCGCCGGGTCGACCGCGCTGGCCGCGGCGCTGGGGGCCGGGCGCGCCAGGACCAGTTCACGGCGGGCCGCGACCGGCTCCCGGGCGGTCAGATACCCGTTTTGGCGCAGCAGCCGGATCGCCTCGTCGCGGTTGCGCGCGTCGGCGAAGATCTGGTCGACCGTCAGGCGGGTCTTGCGCGGGGCGCCGCGCGGGCGCTTGGTCAACTCGCCCGTCTCCGGGTCGATGTCGAAGCCACCGAACAGGCCTCGGCGGGTCGTGCCCGCCGTCGTGTAGCGCTTGCCGCCCGCCGTGTACATACCTTGGCGGGCATTCGTGACCTGGTAGATGTCCGCGCCGGCGTCGATCGCCGCCTGATCGGCCAGCGACCAGCCCGCCACGCGCCTCTCGCCGGCCGTCAGCAGCGAATACAGCCGCTCCGGGGTCTGCTTGATGCCCGCCGCCTGCAGGAGGCTGACCGGCAGCATCGTGCAGTGGCAATTGGGGTGCCGCTTGAAGCCGGACGACCAGCCGTAGACCCGGCCCGCGAGGATGATGCACCGCGAGCAGGCATCCCCTTGCACCACGCGCACATAGCCGCGCAGCTGCCGGTATGCCGCCAGCCCTGCCTGGTCGGCGCCTCGTCCGGCGTCGGCCACCTGGGTCTGGCTGATCATCGACAGCGACGCCCTGCCCGTCGCGAGTGACGAGCGCACATCATGCCCGGAGCCGATCGCGCCCAGGGCGCCGAAGGCGGGCTGGGTCAGCAGCGAGACGAGCCCTCGGCCGTCAGAGGCGACGCCGGCGAACGCACGCGGGATCACGTCCGCCTCGGGCAGCTCCGAGACGCCCGCGTCAACGGCAGAGTCGGCCAGGAACCCCTCGGCCATGTTCGCCGCGCCCAGCTGGGCGGCGGTCAGCACCGCGGTTGCCTCGGCCATCTGCTCGGCCCACGACAGCAGGATGTCGTCGGGGTCTACGCGCGCCCAGAGGCTTTCCAGATGTGCGGATGCCGCGGTGGCGAGCTGGACCCTGGCGTTGTAGTGATCCAGGGCGAAATCAGGCGCCTGCACCGGCGTTCACCGGCTGCCGCGCGGCGGGCGCCGCCGGCAAGGCGATGCCGCGGGCAATGTCCGCCAGCGGGCTCTTCTTGGCCTCGTCCGCCTTCATCTCCAGGATGCGGCCCAGCTCCGTCTTGCCCAGGCCGTAGCGTTCAGCGATCCACTCGAACGGGAAGCCCATCGCGGACAGCTTTTGCAGGGCGTCGACGAGCTGCGCCTGCGTGTGGTTCTCCGCGTCTTTCCACTGCACCTTGCCCCGCCTGCACGCCTGCGCGACCTTGGCCTGCTCGCGCACCAGCGCGAAGAGCCGGAAGATCTCCCGCGTCGGCGGCTCGAGGAACAGCTGCATCTCCTGGACCTTCATCACCTGGCCGGCGTCGGCGGCCTTGATGCCGTCGGCCGACACGTTGACCAGGCCCTTGCCGAGCAGCATCTGGTTGGGCGGGGTGCGCGTCTGCGCGGCGATGTGCGCGACGGCCGTCTCGATGATCGTCGTGAAGACGTCCAGCTTCGCCGCGTCCCACTGGCCGATTTTCGAGTTTTGCCCGGTCAGCCAGAGGATGCGGTCCTCTGACAGCTTCTTGAGATCGACCGGCTTCTCGCCGACCTTCTGCCCGCTCTCGTCGAGGATGGGCAGCTTCGGCGGCTCCTGGCCCATGACCACACGGGCGGGGAACGATGCGTGATCGGCGGCGTTGAACAGGTAGGCCCACAGGAGGTTGATCGCGTCCTGCATCGCGCGCGTGCCCGAGATCTCTGAGATCGGGTCGGCGCCCAGCATCGGCCGGTTGGGCATCTCGACGATCGGCACCGCGCCCAGCGGGTTGCGCAGTGGCCACGTGTTGTCGCTGGCGGGCTGACGCTGTTGCCAGCCGCCCATGGAGGTGCTCGACACGTACAACCCGGAGCCGGTGAGGTTGTAGAAGCCCTCACCGGGCGAGCCCGGCGGCACGGTGATCGGTGTACTCGCCGCATACGACTCGGCGCGGGTGTACTTGCGCTCCCACTTCCACACCTCGTCGGCGGTGTAGAGCGTCAGGTACTCGTCGGTGCCGTCGTTCCAGGTCTTGACCGCGCACTCGCGGCGCATCGGGTACTCGGGGTCATAGCCGACGATGACCTGGTCGGCGCGCTCCCAGGTGGCCACGGGCTCGCCGTCCTCGTCGCCCCAGACCAGCACGAACGAGCGGGAGGTCACGATCGAGTGCAGCCAGCCCTGCGAGGACTGCGCCTCCATGTCGTTGCCCAGCCAGTCGTTCCAGATCAGCTTCTCTTCGTCGGAGCGATCGGGGCTGTCGTCCAGGCGGAAGCCGATCGCGCGCAGCCGCTCGTTGGGTGTGTTCGCGACGGGCGCGCACCAGTTGTCGCAAAAGCCCACATACCGCGAGCCGTGGAAGTCACGCCACTTGTCCGAGGCGAAGCGCAGCGGCTGCTTGCCCTGGTAGTACTGCTCCTCGAGCTCGACGCAGTTGCGCCGGCGCTGCAGCTCGTCGTAGTACTTCGACGCCTTCGCTAGCGCCTTGTCCTGGGTGAGCGTCCCTGCCACGCGCCACCCCCGATCACGCGCTATAGACGTAGTCCTCGGTCTTCCAAAGGTTGGCTGCCGTCACGTCCCCGGCCGCCTCGTGGCACAGGATCGACGAAATGCAGAGGTCGATCTTCTGCGCCGGCGTCGGCTTGCCCAGCACGTAGCGGCCGTTCATCCGGGGCAGTTTGCGCGCATTGCGCACGTGCACCGCCGTAACCGGGCAGTCGTCATGCGTCCACTGCGAGTCGGCCTTGTAGACGTCGGTGAG